GTCGCGCACGTACGCAGCTAGATTCGTCTTGGCCGCCGCGGCCAGCCTCTCCAGCTGACGGACGTACTTCTGGGGAATCGAGGTGCTGAGCGGGGACTTGACCAGATCCTTCGGGAGCCGCGGTTTTCGATTGAGCCTCATGGGCCCAAGAATACGCGCGACTCCCGGAGAGTCAAGGATTATTTTATATTATTATTGAGCTGCCGACCGCGTCTCGAAGTCCAGAGCGTGCCGCAGCTCCGAGAGAGGGATGGGAGCCATCGCTAGCAGCGCGCAGAGCGCCACCTTCCGGCAGACCTCCTCAGCCGTCATGCCAGAGATCAGCATCCGGTCGGACCCTTCCTTGATCTCGCGCCCGCTGACGAACTGCATGTGGCGAATCCCGTTACGGTCCAAGTAGACCGCGTAAGCACCGTGGATCGCGCCGGGCCCATCCTCGCCCGCGTGCGGCGCGTGCTGCAGGATCTGCTGGGCGTAGTCCAGCGCGAAGGTGTCCTTCTCGAAGACCGGCCGCGCTTCCAGAAAGGCGAACTCGCCGCTCTGCATCGCCAGACGGAGAATGCCGTTGTCTCCCAAGACGAGCACGGACGAACCGTTGCGCATGACCACGCGCGCGAAGCTGCCGACGCCGCTGGGATCGAGACCGAGACGGAAGGCTGCCCGGATGGCGTCGTAGAGACTGGCTGGCTGGACGCCCTTGAGCCACGACGAGAGGTGGATCACCTGCTGCGCCGCGGCCGCCAGCGTGATGTCCACGGCGTCCTTGGCCGGCGGCGGAGCGACCGGAACCGGAGCGACCTCCGGCTCTGGCTCTGCGAGGGAAATTCGGGGCTCGGGATTTTCGGGGATCGGCTCGGGATTTTTCCGGGGTCGGCCACGGCCGCGCTTGACGGGCTGGGGCGAGTCGTCGGCTAGATTAATTTCGGGCATGAAGGGAAGCCTCCTGCCCCGGAGGGTACCCTATTTATCGGGGTCAATATTCATTAAATCCTCCACCCGGCGCCGGAGGAATTTCCCCGGATAAGTCTCTTCCAGAAATCCCTCGGCTCGCTCCAGCCGGAGCGCGTGCCGGACTCGGGCTCTCTCCAGCTGCGTCATGCGGGTTTCGTTGGTGTGGTACCACTGCTCGACGGCTCGGGCGAACTTGAACACGCCCAGCGTGCCGACCACCAGAACCCCCGCAATCACGCTCTGGAGAATCAGGAACCAGTTGACCGAGGTCATGGCCGGGTTCATCGGGACAGCCTTGACACCACCGTGTTGACGATGTCGGGCACCTTCACGGGCGGTGCCGTGTTGGTGGGATCTTGGCCCACCCGAATCCTTTTCCAGATATTCATCACCCCGACGTAGAGGGATGTCAGGGTCGCGAACGCCAGCGCGGTATTTTCCACCAAGACTTCGATATCCACGCTGGTGACGGATTTCGGGTCCGTCTTCAGCTTGTGGACAAAGGCGAACGCCAGCACGCCGAAAGAAATCAGGGAGCAAATTCCGCGACGAATGCCGCCGACCGACAGCGGCGAGACGGGCCCCGGACCGGTGGGATCTTCGCTCACTTTCCTCCCGTCACGATGGCGTCGTAGGAGATCTGGGATTTATCCCACAGCGCCTGCCACTGCGCGTCCGTGGGGTCCTTGGCGGAGAAGATCTCCTTCAGTGCCTTGGCAGCATCCGGGCCGTAGCGAATCGCGTACTGGACGATCGCGAGAATGACTGCCTCGCTCATTTGAGCACCCCCAGCCCGTTGAGCAATCCCAGAAGAGCGCCGGCGGCGCCCGCTACGCTGTCCGGGACTGGCCCGGTCAGCCCCTTGGTCTGGATCACCGGCCCGATCGCCTGCTGGTAGGTCACGTAGGCTTTCCGGACCTTGTCCTGATCGGCCTGCGAGATGTGCCCGGCGCGCACCTCAGCCCCGTAGACCTCCATGCCCGTGTAGACAGCCGTCACCAGAGCCCCGAGCGTCTTGTAGGCCGTCAGCTGTTGACTGGCTGGGCAAGCCGTCAGGGCCAGCGCCAGCACGAGGACCGCGACCGTCGAGTGTCGTCTCACTGCTTCCCTCCCCATTCGAGGCTGAAATGATCCAGATCCAGTGTCTTGAAATCCCCGCCCCACCGCGCGTCCGGATCGAGGCTTTTCCAGTGGGAGCCGATCAGCCGCCACTGCGGACAGTCCTCAGTCTGCCAGATCCCGTCCACGAAGAGATTCAGATCCGCGGCAAGGCGAATGTAGTGGAGCGATCCATCCATGTGCCCACTCTTGTCCGGGCGGTAGACATCCGCAAAGGTGACGGCCCAGCCGTCCACTTCGTAGATCCACGCGATGTGCCACGCGAGTAACTTGGCGAACAGGCTCTGCTGCTGCCTGAGCGTCCGCATCATGCCGTCGCGCGTGCATACGCCACTTCGAGGATGAACGCCTGCCCAGTCCCGTTGTTCGCCGGCGTGCCGCTGGCGATGTTCAGGTCCGCCTCGATCACCAGCTTGCCGGTGAGGTCGAGCGTGAGCGTCGTGTTGCCAGAGGCCCCGATGGTCGGAGAGACGAGCGCCATAGCCGCCATCTCATTCGAGATCGCCACCACGCCGGAGGCGCCCGTTGTGCGGGTGAGCAAGCCGCCAATGACCACGAAGGGCAGATTGGTCGCCGTCAGCGGGCCGGCGATCGACGCGCTGACGAAGTTGGTGCCACCGACCTTCAGGCGGAATACCCACGTGACCGCGGTCGTGGACGTGTAGATCCCGTTGCAGCGCACGCGCAGCTCCGCGCCCACGAAGTTGAGGATGCCGGCAGGCAGCGTGTAGGTGTAGGTCGCTACGTCAGAGGCTGCGGAATTGACCAGCGTTCCGGCTGCCGCGGTCGCGAGCACCACGTCGCGCGGCTGCGGTCCGAAGTTGACGTTCGAGGATGTCGTCCCCGCCACGGACGTGATCGCCGGCTGAGGACAGCTCCAGTAGCCAAGCGAATTGGCCATGTTGACGCCGTCCCACCGGACGCCGCCGGACGCCTGAACGATCGGGGCCCACGTCCCCGTCGTCTCCTGAATCGGGTTGCCCTGCGCCGTTCCGCCGGAGGTGTACGCGCCGCCGAACGTCGAGCCTTGCAGGTCGTAGGTCGTGCCGCTGATCACCGTGATCTTCCAGACACCCGTGGCGTTGGGCACGCCTCCGACGCTGATCACGGAAACCCAGTCCCCCGTCCGCCGGCCATGCGCCGGGGTTGTCGTGATCCGGATCAGGCCGCCGCCGTTGTTGGCCGCGCCCGTGATCGTGTCCAGACGGGGAAGGTTGTTGCCGTTGGTGAAGACGAGGTTCTGAGGGAAGACGCTCCCAACCACAACCACGTCGTGCGGGATGGTCGCGTTGAGCGAGCAGTTGACGAACATCTCCGAGTCGCAGTAGCGCGTCTGCAGAGCGATCGAGCCGCCGACCGAGCAGAAGATGGCCAAGTCCTCATAAAAGTTGCTGGCCGGATCGAGGTTCGGAAAACTGCCCAGCGTGTTCTCCCCGATCCTCATGCCCGTCACCACGGAGGTGATCTGCGTGACGTAGACGAACTTGAAGAGGTTCCCGTTCGAGCCGTTGTTGAATCCAGTAGGCGCCGGGTACGCCGTCTGGATAATCCCCTCCGTCAGGAAGTTGATGCACTCGATCTTCGTGTAGTTGGAGCGGTCGGAATGATCGACGCGGAGGCACGTGTTGGCCAGACCGGCAGCGTCGAAATAGAAACCGTCGATCCCCACGCCGGAGATCGGGCCCAAGACGTTGAGCATGATCGAGGCACCGCCGGCCCAGACCAGCGCCACGCCGGCCTTGGAATCCCCGAACGCAATGTTGGTCGGGCCGCCCTGCCCAAGCAGACGCAGATTGTTCCCGATCGTAGAGATGGCGCCGGACGAGCCGTTGCCGATCGTCAGCGTGGAGCTGATCTTGTACTGGCCGGCCGGGAAGTAGACGGTGCCGCCCTGTGCCGGGATGGCGTTGATCGCTCGCTGGATGGCGGCCGTGTCGTCCGCCACGCCGTTGCCCTGCGCGCCCTGACTCTTGACGTTGATCCAGTTGGGCGTGGCCGTGCCGCTCGGGGCGCTGCCCGAGGCCAAGCCGGAGCCCTGCCGAATCCCGTCCGGCGTGTCAATGCCGAAGCGATTGCCGGCCGGCACGTTACGGTCCTACCGGCTGGTTCCGATACAGGAAGTATTCGACCTGCAGCGCACCACCAGCCCCGTCCTGAATGACGCGGATCTTGATGAGCGCGGGGAAGCCGTAGACGATCCGGTAGTCCCCGATGTTGATCTTCAGACCGCCCGTGACGGTGGCCACCGCGGCTGTGCCGTCGCCACGCATCCAGTAGGCCGCCCCCTGCGGAATCAGGAAGGCGGCAATGACCATGTTGCCGCTGTTCTTGACCGGCGGCGTCTGGGTGGCCGGGTTGGGAATCGTGAGCGCGGTAGAGGCCGCGCCCACGATGTACTGCGTTGCCGCCAGCGGCAGCCAGTCGCTGTTGGGACCGGGGATCTGAGCCACTTACTTCGCCCTGTAAGCCGTCGCCCTCAACCGCAGGAACACGTCCGCGACACCCGCCGTCAGCACGTTGGTGTTTCCAACCGTTGTCGTCAGACGGAAGCGAACCGTGGACGTAGCCAGCGGGGTCGCCGCCGTGCCCAGATACGTACCGGGAACCAGCGTCAGGCCGACCAGCGCCTTCGGGGCGGTCGGCGTGGCCGCGGTCGTGGAGAACACGTCCTGCGCGGCCATGTAGAGCGCGGGCGAACCGGTCGTGCCGGCGGAGAGGGTAGCCGTCGCCGCGGCGCCACCGGTGAACGGGGTGTTCACCATCGCGTACGCGCCCTCGACCAGCACCGCGCCGGGGAAGCCGACCACATCGAGGTCGCCTGTCACCGCCGCGGCCGCGAAGTCGCGGAAGTAGACGCGCCGGGTCCAGATGAAGGCCGCGCCATTGGCCTTCCACCGCTGCGGATACGTGAAATCGAGATCGACAATGATCTGCCGTGTCGGTGCCGCCATGAGCGTTCCTCCTGTTTATGGCCCGCCCGGTCTCTTACCGGTCGTTTCTACTTCTTGGGCTTGCTGACCTTTTCGGGCAGCTTCTTGCCCTTCGTTGCCTGATCCCATTCCTTCACGCCTGCTTCTCCGAGCGCCTTGTGGCCGGACGGAGAATTCACCCACCGAAGCTGGGCCTTGCTTTTTGCTGGCATCGGTCGTCCCTCTTCAAATCAAGTAGCCTACCGGCGTGACTTCTACCGTGTTGGTCGTAGCCCCACTGGTCGGAGTCACCTGTATCCCAAACGTCAATCCGACCGACGAATAGATGAGCGGATTGAACGGCGTCCCGACAAGACCCAGCATGACAAGAGTCGGAGCCTGTGACGCTGCGCTCCATGTGGTCGTGGCGGCGCCGAAATCGTTGTACCCCGGCGCGGAACCGATGGACCAGTTGAAAGACCCCGGAGCGCCCGAGTAATTTCCGAAGTTGATCGCCAAGATGACAGTCTTGTTCGAGCAGAACGTCTCCAATCTGCCCGCAACCGTGAAGTTGTAGGTCGTGAGTACGGACATCGGAGACATCGGCACCGTGAGAATGGCGAAGCCCCAAGGCGGCGCATCAAGGTTCTTCCCTTCCAAATCCTTAAGGACGAGACCTGCCACTTAGCCGCCTTCGACCACGCCGTAGCAAAGAACGTCGCACGTGCCGGCCGCGCCGGCCGTCACCGCGAAGAGGAACGCCTGTGAAGGCGTGTAGGCGGAGATCGTGGAGAGCGCCGGAATGACCTGCGTCGGCCCGCTGCCCGAGAGCGCCGCGGCCGCCTTGAAGTCGGTCGGAGCCGCGGCCGTGATCGCGCCGGCGGAGACCGTGGCGGTCGGCACCAAGCCGGAGCCCGTCGAGAAATTGGTCAGCACCATATAGAGCGGCAGCCACCGGAGCCAGATCGAGCCCGGCGTCACGACGTTGGTCACGGCCACCACGTTGAGGTTGACCGTTCGCGCGGCGCCCAGAAACATGATAAGCCGACCCTCGATGTCCTGCTGAGTGATGGCCATCGTCGTCTCCTATTTTTGATTGTCTTCCGCCAATGGTAACAGTTTTCGGCCTACTCACTGACAGAATTTGGCTGAAGGCCGAGTTTCGCCTGTGCTTCCTGAAGCAGTTTCTGCTCGCGCGCCGGGTAGTTGGACTTGGAGGGGTCAACCCTTCCCAGCTTCTGCAGGAAGATCGGCGTCCACCGCTTCTTCTCCGCATCCGAGGTGTGGTCCCAGACCTGATTGGCTTCCTTCCATGTGAGCATGGAGAAGAGGCTGTCTTCGGGCGGCATTTGAGCCCGCTTCAGGACCCCGGCCACGATCCGATTACCACCGCCGGCCGCGACAATGTCGTTGATCACGCCCTGCTGGGCTTCCTTGCCACCCTCGCGAATCTTCCGGACCCACTGCCGCATCTTCTGGCGGTCGTCAAAAACGTCCGCCTCGATGCCCTGCTCGGCCCGCTTGGCCACGAAGATCTTGTCCATCACGTCTTCGGCTGACGTGTTCTCCAGAGACGACGGCGCCGGCTTGTTGCCGGTCAGCGTCAAGAGCTGGTCCTGAATCTGCTCGGCTGTCGGCTTGCCCTCGTCCTCCTGCATGGTCTGCTTCACGCCGGCGTAGGCGAACGGGGAAGGCAGCACAACGTGCCCCGCTCCGAGCAGGAACTTGGTCGAGGAATCCGCTGTCGGATCATAGATGCGCTGGCCGTAGTAGTCCCTGTTCTGCAGGGATTCGCCCGTCCGAGACAGGATGCCGGCCATCTTGTGCCATGCCGTCGTGCCGGGATGGTGGGCCCAGTTGTACCAGTCGGGGCCGTAGCCGAAGACGGAGCGACGGTTGGCGTGCCCGCGGTCGTTGACGCCGCCGGACTTCGGGTAGGCGATATCCAGCGGCTCCTGCGGCGTCGTGCCCGTCTTGGCCAGCTGGTAGACGGTCGCCATCGCCGCCATCGGCAGAAGGTAGGCGATCGGCCAAGCCGTCCGGATGTCCAGATCGGGGGTGGCGTTCTTGACATTCAGCCCCTCGTCACCGGAGCCGATCAGCTTCAGGGGCGCCGCCAGATCCTTCGCTCCCTCGATGGCCCCCCGGCCAACAGACTGCAGGCCGCCGATCGTCCAGCCGGGCGCCCGGACCAGACCCATGACGGTGCTGCCGAAGGTCCGATTCCAGAACCACGTGCGCGTGTAGTCGATCATCCCGTAGACGTTGTCCACGTGGTCCCAAGCCATCCGTCCAACCCGCCCCTTTGACATCTGCCCGGTCGCGACCTCCTCCGCGTACTTGGCGCGCAGGGAAACGTAGGTCTCGAAGTAGGCCGTTGCCTTCATCCGGGAGATGGCCGAGAAGATCGCCCGAGATCCCAGCACGCGGCCCGGCAGCTCGCCGCCCCAGCCAAGGATTTTGGCAATCGAGCGGCCGTTCTGGTCGTTGCGCCACGCATCCTTGCTCTGCTGCATTAGGTCCTGCGTTTGCGTCTCGTCCCACGGGATGTGGCCGCCAGACTCGAAGAGGACTTCCGCCGCCTCTTTCATGTAGGGGTTGTCCGCCATATATTTCGCATCGGCGCGCGTCCAGAATTCCTCGGGCGTCGAAAGGACGCGATATATGCGGCCGGACTTCTCGATGTACCGCCCGGCGCTGACCGCCGGCAACATCCCCTCCATGACCTTTGCGGCGCCGCGCGCCAGAGCCGCCTGTCGTCCCGTCACCTCGACCTCGCTTTTGCCGATCTGGAACTTCAGCGGCGGGATGTTGTCCGCATCCACTCCCCGGATGCCTTGGTTGTACAGCTCCGTCAGGCCGCTCGCGATCTCCATCGCGGAGGTCGCCATCGTGGTGTTCTGCAAATGGGGAAGCGCGAACATCAGCTCCTGCGCCGTCGTGAAGCCCTTCAGCGCCAAGAGCGTCGAGGCCGGCTGCGTGGCGCGAATCCAGTTCTTCGAGTAGTAGTTGCCGAGCAGATTCTCCAGCTGCGGGTCGATCCAGTAGTCGCCGTGCTCGACAGCCTCCTGCGGGAATCGCTGCGCCGCCTTGATCGAATCTGCAAACCGGGTCAGCTGCGGATGCTCCCAAGGCTCGAAGCCGGCCGGGGGCGCCTCGCCCCTCTGGACCTTCACGATCCCCTTCTTCTCGAAGGCAGAGAGCATGGATTCGCCCAGCCCAATGAACCGGGCCTTGGAGGCGATCCCGAGCTTCAGCATCTCCGCGGCGTCCCACGTCCGCGGGATATAGCCCATGTCGATCAACGTCTGCATGGGCAGGCCGCTCGCCTGCTTGAAGAATCCCTGATCTCCGCCGGGCTTGCGCGTCTCCACATCGGGCTTGAACTTCTCGTACATCCCGACCTCGGGAGCGCCGCCCGTCCAGCGACCGTCCCAGATGGCCCGGAAGTAGCCCTCGGCCTCCGGATCGTCTGCGTATTCGCCGGGGCTGCCGCGATAGGCCAGCTCCTTAACCGCGTCCGCCCGCTCGTGGTAGCTGTCCATCACGGACTTGTAGAACTTGGCGATCTCCTGCAGCTCCGGCGTGGGCTGGTCGATGTTCGCCTTCATGCGGTCGATGAACGCGACGTTCTCCTGCGACGAGAGCCCGCGGAACTTCGCGCGCGCCGCCTTCAGGATCGCGTTGTGCGCCATCAGGAACTCGGCCTGCAGCTCGGGACCGCGGGCCTTGCCCATCGTGTCCATGACCTTGTCCGAGACGCCGACCGTGGGCGCCACCATGTCGCGCAGATCCGACAGCCGCTCGCCAAGCTGCTTGACGAACTCCGGCTTGTAATCGACGGCGCCCGCCGGCGTCTCCGCCCACTCCGAGAAGCCCGGCAGATGCTTCTCCGCGAGCACCATGTCCCGAGGCGGCTCCTGCCCGAACATGAAGCCAGCCGCCGTCGTGCTCTGGTCGCCCTCGGGCGGCGGCGGGTTGGCGCCGGCCTTCTCGCCGGCGTGCTCCATCTCATGCACGATCGCGGTAGCCGGGGCGTCCACGGGGACGGAGATCTGGTCGCCCTCCGTCTGGCTGACCGCCAGCTTGGGATCGACCGTCACGTCCGGCCGTGGGATGCCCTTGGCGTCCGCGAGCACGTTGGCGATGGACTGCGGGTCCTCCGGATCGGCTCCCATCCGGACCAGCTTCTCCTTGACGCCCTGCTCCAAGGTCGGGTCCACGGGCTTGTTCGGGACCACCTCGTCCCCGGCCGGGCTGACGACAAGGCCGGTTTGCTTCTCCCGCTGGGCTCGTAGCGCCGCCTCTACCTGATCCGCCATCGTCCCGCTGGGCGGCCGCGTCTTGTTCAGCTCCTCCTCGGAGAGCCCGAAGGGAGACCAATCCGGACCGCCCTGCAGCGGATCTTGGACCGCCTTCTGCTCATCCACGGAAGCGATGCCCTGCTGCATCCGCTGGGCAATCTCCTGCGTGGCAGTCTGCACCTCGATCTTCGTCTTCAGGGCATCGGAGGCACCCGGCGGGATGGCGAGCTTCGCCTTGACGGCCGCCTGACTCGGGACATCCACGGTCGGCTCGACCGGCTTGGGCGGCGGAGGTTTGGGCTCGTCTCCGAGCTTGGCGTGCTTCGCGGCCGCAATCGCGGCAATCGATGTCAGACCCAGCTGTGTCGCCAGCTGAGAAGCGTCCCCCCATTGCCCGGCCACCAGAAGCTCCACCAGCTGCGGCGATTGCCGGTAGACGCTGGAGAGCATGTCGGAAGAAAAGACGGTGGCAGCCAGCCTCCCAACGATCTTCGGCGCCATGCCGATGCCAGCGCCCAACGCCAGATTTGATGGCGACGAGAAGGCGGATGCGGTGTTCTGGATGCCGCCCAAGGCTCCGCCGGCGACCTGCCCGTAGGTGTTCCGGAGGGTCCGTTCGGTCTGGGGCGTCGTGGTCGGCAGAAGCCCGCTCGTCAGCGCCGCGGCCACGTTGATCGGCTCGCGCGGGTCCCCGATACCTCCGAGCTGGCTCGCGACCTCCTCGCGCTTGGGCGGGGCGCTCCCGATCAGCTGGGCAGCACGCTGCTCAGCATTGCGGACCTCGATCTGCGTGCGCAGGTCGGGCCGCGCCGTCGCTTCGGCCGCCGCCTTGGTGATGGGCAGCTGGGGGGCGGGGACGTGATCCGCCGGACCGATTACCTCGTAGTCTTCCCCAGCATGGTCCGCCGGGCCAAGGACTTCGAAGTCGTCAGAAGGGGCTGTTGGCGTCAGCGTTGGGCTGGGCAATCGGCTTCCCGTTGGCGTCGGTCTGAATGACCTCGCCCGTCTTCAGCTTGATCTTGCTGTTGGGAGGATACGCCTTGTCGGCCGTGCCCCGATCGAGGTCGGCGCGCACGCTGTCCGACATCTCCTGCAGCGTCTTGATCGCCTGCCTGTGCCTCGCCTGCTCCGCCCCTACCGAGTAGTTGGCATCTTTCTGCTGCGCGGCCATCTGAACAGCAAACTGCGCCAGCTTCGCCTTCGCGGTCACGCGTCCCGCTGCCGTCAGGCCGCCGTTGGCCGCCTTGTCGCGTTCGATCCCCTCTTTGATCCCGAGCAGAACGCGCCGCTCGCGGTCGAGCCCGGCCTGCGCCAGCGTCTTCTGGACCTGCGGATCTCGCAGCGCGTCGAGGGTTTCCGTCTGGGCGGCGATGTGGGCCTTCTTCTCGCCCTCGGTCTCCGTCTTCGCCGTCGTCAACCCGATCTGGGCTGTGACCTTTGGGCCGGCGGCCGTTCCCGCTGCCTGCAAGTATTCCTGCAGCCGCTGCTCTTCTTCCGGGCGCTCGCCGCCGCCGTAGTTCATAACGTGGAGGTTGTCCACGACGTTCTTGCGGACCTCGTTATCCGGCAGACCCTGAGTCACGTACGTCTTGGCGATCTGGTCCATCGCCTTGTTCATCGTCGTCAGCCGAGTCGCCGCCGCCTTCCGGCTCTCCGCCTGCGAGCGCACGACATTGGCCGGCGGCGTGATGCCCTGCGACGAGTAGATGGTGGATAGCCTCTCCGCCGACAGCGGCTCGTCCGGGTTCTCTGCCTGCGCAGCCGCGATCGCCTGCTTCAGCTTCTCCTGCGGGACGTTTCCGAAGATGGTCTGCGCCGTCCCATGCGAGATCCCCAGCTGCGTATCCGCGCCCTCGCCCTCGGGGTACTGAGAGAAGTCCTGCCCGTGCTTCTCTCCCAAGGTCGCCTGATTGGAGAGATCCGCCAGCGTCTGCCGCGCCGTGTTCTTGCGGTAGTTGTTGAAGGACTGGAACTGGTTGAGAATGTTGAGCGCCCCCAACGCGCCGCCCTGCGGCTGGTTGTAGACCTCTTCATGCCAGATGCCCTGATCATCGAACATGGCTTCTCCTACGTTTCGTAGGGCCCGATGTAGCTGCCGCCGCCACCACCGCCCCATCCGCCGTGGAGGAATTCTCCCATGCCGCCCTCGCCGCGCTGGCCGAGGAACCGATCAAGCGCCGGGTCGCTCTGCCGCGGCATGTTCGGCTGATTGCCGGGATCGCCGCCACGCATGTTCGTGTTGTTGCCGACGTTGACCGGGTTGGTCGCGCTGTTCTCCGCGCGCGTGGCGTTGGGGTCCCAGTTGGTGCCGCGGTTGAAGCCGGCAAACACGTCCATCCCCGGCGACGTGTCGTTGCCCATGATGCCCGGATTCCAGTACCGCTGCTGCAGGTAGTTCATCATCTTCCACGTGTCGGGCGTGTAGGCAGAATTGGAAGTCGGGCCGCCCTGCCGCAGCTCGCCGCCGGGTCCGAACATCATGCGCTGATAGTTGCCCATCGTGCGCGCTCGATTCTGCGCGGCGATCGGCCTCATGCCCCGCTGCTGCTGCGGTTGCCCCTGCTGCTGCCCCTGCCTCTGGCGCTGGGCCAGAGCCATCAGGATCATCAGGAGCGGATTGGGCTGCTGCTGCGGCATCTACGTGTAGCTGCTCGGATCGAGACCCCACGGATCGTACTGCCCGTACTGATCGCCGCCGTAGTCGCCTCCGCCGAAATAGGAATCCCAGAGCGACGAGAAGTCGCCGTAATCCATGTTCGAGTCCTGCGACATCGTCGGATCGTAGTTGTTCGCCCAGTACGATCCGCCGCCTCCGGACATGTCCGGATAGCCGGAGTCCGGCGTGGGGTAGTTGCCGCTGCCGTTGCGTCCGCCGCCGCCTCCGAAGAGGCTGTTCAGGAGACCTCCGAGACCGCCGCCGCCACCCTGCCCGTCCTGACCGTTGCCGAAGAGACCGCCCAAGATCCCGTTGCCGCCGCCGTTGCCGAAGAGCCCGGAGAGAAGCGCCGCGACACCGGAAGCTTGGCTGGTTCCGTAGTTTGGGTTGTGGCCGCCGGGGTTGGTGCGCAGAAGCGCCTGCGCGTTGCTCATGTTCTGCTGGTCGCCCTGCTGCATCGCGCCGATCTGACGCACCCAGTCCGCGTACTGCGAATTCAGGTCGTGCTGCTCCAGCTGCTGCGGCACCGCGCCCATGCCCATCAGGTTCTCGTAGTTGCCCATGCTCGCGTTGTTCAGCCCGATGGACTGCCCGACTCCCTGATTGCGCAGCGCCTCTTCGCGCGCGAGATTGCCGTACTCCAGATTGCCCATCGTCGTGTTGAAGTTGTTGTCGGACTGATTCTGGTAGCGCCCTTCCGCCGCCAGTCGCGCGCCGGAAAGAGCGTTGCCACCGGCCGACATCGCGGAAGCAATCTGCTGCCGGGCATCCGCATCCTGTTGACTCTTCGTTCCCTGCATCCCCTGCCGGATCTGCGTCAAGTAGGGGTCGGCCGAGCCCATGAAGCCGCCGTTCAAGAGCTGGTCGTTGTAGCTCTGGGCCGAGGACATCGGGTTGTTGCCGACGTAGTTCTGGGCCGCAGAGAGCCCTTGATTCTGAGCGCCGCTCATCGGCGCCGTGAAGTTGCCTTGGTACGAACTCATCCACGGGTACATCGGAGCGCCGGCCGTCTGGGCGCCGGTCGGATAGGGACTCGCCATCCCGTCACCACCGTCGTACTCGTAGCCGTCGAAGACGACGCCCTTCTGTCCGGCTCGCACGGCCGCCATCTGGCCCCGATGGTTCGCGGCGCCGAGCCCGGCGATCGCGGACGGAGGCTTGGCCGCGTGCGGAATCCGCGGAGGTGCCGGGGCGTGCAGATGCCCGACCTTGGTCCCGTCCGGCATTGGAGCCGACTCGCCGGGATAAGGCACGAGACCATCATGGTCGGTGATGTCCTCTGCGCGCTTCTGGATATCGTTAAGGTTCATCCCCTTCTGGCCCTCACGCTTCTGCTCGGCAGAAGGCGTGGGGACGGGCGTTGGGGTAGGCGGGGGCGCCGCCGGCTTAGGGCTTGACGGCACCGCCTGTGCCAGATGGAGAAGAGCCATGAGCTTCATCAGGAGACCGGGGTCCGCCCCGGCTCCGTCGAACCTGACCGAGCCGTCCATGCGGCCCATCCCACCGCCACCGACGAGGCTCTGCCCGCCGCCGGACGGAGCCGCCATGCCCATGCCGGGCCCCGCGCCGTCGTAGTTCCAGAAGTCCCGCCGGCCGCCGCCGGTGCGGACCGGGGGCGTCGGAGGGGTCGGACTGCCGCCTCCGGGTGGCGGCCCTCCACCGGGCGGCTGGTTGTCGTGGTCCCGGTGCCACTGCCAGTCGTAGCTCGAATTGACCGGACCGGGCGGCTTCTGCAGTCCCGCGGCCATGCTCTGCGGCGAGGGGGAAGGGGTCGCGCCCTGTGGCGAGATCCCCGATCCACCCGCACCAGCTCCGCCCCCAGCGCCACCGCCGGCGGTCGGGTAGGACGAGGTCGGTGTCCCGAAGGACTGGAAGCCGGGCTGGTATCCACCGCCGCCCAAGTAGTAGCCGCCGTAGCCGCCGACCCCGTAAGCCGGGCCGCTATAGGGCGCGTCGTACTGAACGCCGTCGTTCTGAATCAGCCCGCTGTACTGCGTGCCATCGTTCTGAATGAGGCCGCTGTATTGTGTGCCGTCATTCTGGATCAGGCCGCTGTACTCGACGCCATCGAAGCCCTTCGAGCTGCCGAGGTTGGCCGGGTTCGGAGCCGCCGGGGCCATGCCTCCGCCAGAAGGATCGTTGGGCTGCTCATTCGGCATCGGGGGATTCTGGAAGTTGGGGCTGCTCCAGAAACCGCCGCCGGCGCCGCCACCGCCCGGCATGGCCGCGGCGAGGCCGCTCTTGTCGCCGCCACCCATCGCGCCCCATCCGCCGGGCCCCATCATTCCGCCGCCGCCCATGCCGCCCATCCGCTTTTTGCGGATCTGGTCAAGCAGCATCTGGAGCGCGCCGCCCTGCCCACCCTGCGAAGGGTCCCCCTGCCCAGCGGGACCGGGAGGACCGCCGGGCATCGGGTTGGAGGGACCCATGTTCATGTCGTTCTGGCCGCCCATCGGCTGCTGCCCGCCCCAGCCGCGACCGGGGCCCATGCTGCGCCCCATGCCGGGGTTGTACATCCCGCCACCGCCGTAGCTCCCGCGGCCGTAGCCGCCGCCCCCGCCATACGGATCGAACCGGCCGCGGCCGCCGTACGGCATGTACGGGCTGCTCTGGCCGCCCTGCGGCGAGATTCCGTAGGGGTTGATCGACCGGCCGCCGATCTGGTTCATCATCCAGTTTCGGAGGGTGTCGTACCCCGCCGGCTCGTAGTTGCCCGTCTGATTGATCTGCGGCGAGTCGAAGAAGTTGGGCATTTTCTGGCCCTCCGAATGACGTGATTTGTCAGGCTATTCTAGCGCACGGTGATCAGGGTGACGTTGTTATTTCCGGGCGAAGCGGTGCCGAAATTCAGCGTGACGCTGCCCTTGGCCTTGGCCGAGAACCAGATGATTGTCTGCCAATCGGCCATCGCGGAGAGCGCGTAGAGCGTGTCCGAGTAGGGGAACGTGAAGGTGACGGCTTTCGTCACATTGCCGACAGTCGTTGTCAGCTGGAACTCTTGGAAGACGGTCTGCAGGGCGTTGGTCTGCTGGGCCAGCTGGAGGTAGTCCGCGAGCAGGAAGGAGCGGAACCAGTCCTCGGCCTCGGACGGGACGCTCGGGTAGGTCTTGGCCCGCTTGATCTGCTGGACCGACATCAGACCGCCTCGCTATCGGACGGGTAGATCACGGCGCCGGCCAGCTCGATCCACTGGCTGCCCGTGAGCACCAAACCCACGAAGGCGTCGTCCAGCGTGTTGCCGAGCTTCGCCCGGCCATCCACCAGCCCCGCGGCGTAGTTGAACGTCGTCGGCCCCTGCCGGAGATTCAGATGGTACGGGTCGGAACCGCCGTAGATCGACCACTGAAGATTGGCCGTCGTGACGCCCGCGGCCGCCCGACACCAGATCTCGAAGCCGCCAACACGGAAGCCGTTGTAGACCTGCCCGAGACTCTGAATCTGGCTGGCCCATATCCACGGGATCGCGGAGGTATTCGTGGTCTCCGCGTCGAGCTGCCCGACGTGGTAGACCTTCTGATCCGACGGATTCCAATACATGACGCCCATCGGCCGATAGGCGACACCACGCCCGAAGGTGCCCGACGCCGTCAGGTAGCCGGTTGCGTCGGCGGCCGTCGTCGCCCGGATGGCCCCGATCGCCGTCTGGTCCAGCTGCGCCCAGTTGCCGTTGCGCCGCATCAGGCCGCGACCATCTGACGAGTCGCGCCAGATCAGGCTGTCAGAGCCCTGATCCCACGAGAGCCAATAGGAGGATGCGCGATTCGGCATCGTCTCCGAGGGGAAGTCGTAGTTGTCCACCGCCTCGGAGATGATCTTGTGCGGCGGGGAGCCCTCGATCACGGCCAGCCCCTGCTCGCTCAGGTAGAAGACGGAACCCGCCGAGCGTGTCGCGTGGCGACCGAAGGCTAGGCCGGCGCCGCCGGGACCGATGCCGACGCTGTCGGGCGAGGCCACCGCCGGGACCGGGGCGTAGATGCCCGGCACCTCGGGCAGCCGGTAGAAGTTGAACTCCGGCACGATTCCCGTGGCCTGCACCAGCCACGCGCCGTTCTGGAAGAGAGCGATCAGCTGGTCTCCCAAGAACTCGAACGCCAGCCCCACGTCCTGCGTGTCCACCACGGTCGTGTTCAGATCCGGGAAGTCGCCCGTGGAGAAACCGGCGGTGCCGCCGGTCGGGAAGCCGGCCACGCTCCAGCTAATCGAGCCGCCCGCCATGTAGAGCAGGAAGCCCTTGTAATAGGCGAGGTCCACCGCGTTGACCTGCGCGGCCGCTGGCGTCGTCACCGGCGCCATAAAATGAGAAAGGCCGCCGACAGCGCATTCGATCGTCCCGTAATTCGTTGGCGTGGCCGAGAACCCCGCCCGCACGTCCCGCGTGTTCCCGACGTAGTAGTAGACCTCCGAGGAGCCCGAGAAGAAGTGAAGGACGCGCGAGCAGGAGCCGAAGCCCGTGCGGTGGATGTTGGCCAGAAGGCCGGCGCCCCCCGCACCCTGATACGCCGGGTACATCGTCCAGACCGAACCGCTGCCGCCGATAAGCCGGTGGAAGTAGTGGATGCCGGCCTGCTGGATCTCGACCAGATCCCCAACCTGCGGAGCGTTCTTGCAGGGCGTGTAGGCGTAGCCGGGCAACGTGGCCGCTGCGATGCTTCCGGAGAACGTCACCGTCTGGCTGCCGTTCACGGTCGTGGCCGTCACCGCGGTTGTGAAGGTCTCCTTCGCTCCGCCCCAGACGAGGTTGGTCGTCGCGTTGCGACACAGTTCCCCATTCACGTTGATCCGGCTGTTGGCCGTCAGGCCGTCCGCGAAGATCGAAACAGGGATGGCGTTGGCGATCACGTCGTAGAAGTTGGCTCCGCCGAGGTAGAGCGAGAAGGGACCGTCGAGGCCGGCCTTCCCGGCCACGTTAATGATCGGCCGCAGGACATCCCCGTTGGAGGTCATGTTGGTGATGCCGCCGACCTTGGTCGAGCCGTAGTAGTAGGCGCCGCCCTCGCCGCCGCTCATGTGAGCCGGCACCGCGGTGATCATCGAGCCCGCAGCCCAGAGCGGGATGTACGGGGTCGGATCGCCTTCGATCTGGAAGCGGCTGTACGGCTGGCCCTGACCGACGCCGCCGGCCTGACCGTACCCGGAAGACTGCTTCTTCATGCCGAGATCAGACCGCCGCGCACCTCGTAGCCCAGCGGATAATCCAGCCGGCGGAGCTGATTCTGCCGCTGGCCCATCGTCGCCGTCGCCAGCGTCTCCAGCGTCCGCAGCCGATCGAAATGGAACTCGGCCATGATGTCCAGCTCGTGCTGGTAGCGAGCCTCCCACATCTTGTAGTCGGCGTCCGATTTCAGATAGCTCGCCACCTCGCGCATCATCGCGAACTCGACCGTCTTGGGGTAGTCCGTGATCAGCCAGTTGACCGAATTGAAGAAGGTCTGAGCGACCGACACATTGCCCGGCGCTGCAGCGGTCAACGTCACCGTGGTGGCGTTGGGGAAGGCCGACCAGTTGGTGATCCAGTTGTCCGTCACCGCCGCGGACTGGACGTAGCCGGCGCCGCGGATCGAGACGCCCGTCGAGCCGCTGACGCCGAGCCCCTTGGCTGTCAAGTAGGGCGTCGAGGGGACGGTCAGCGAAGTCGAATTGTTGACCGTCCCCGTCGTCTCGATAACGGGCTGGAGGGTCTGGTAGCCCTCGAAGATCAGCGTGTAGTTGCCCGCGCTGGGTCCCGATCCGTCAGGAACCGGGAAGAGCTGGACGTTCGTCCCGAGGATGGAGAAGCCTACCGGCGGCCCCTGCGTGGATGCCGAGCCCTCGCCGTAGACCTGCCGCAGCTCGCGCGCCGCGTAGTCTTCCAGCACGTGCGGCGTGCCCGTCGAATCCAAGTAGTAGAGGTCAGTGATCGTCAGGATGCCAGCGGGGATCGCGTATGTCGCCGTGCCCTGCACCGTAACCTGCTGCGCGGTTCCGTAAGCGAGCGACCAGCGCCGGATGCGCTCGATCTCCTTGAAGCAGTTACCCGCGTACCGGACCAGCTGAAGACGAAGCGGCTCATCATGCGACGAGCCGCCAATCGCCCTCGCGTAGTACGCCTCAAGGTCCGAGACGAGGTCGAGGTAATCCCTCGCCATCTGACCTACTCCGTTCTGTGGGCCTTCGAAACCGTCCTGTGCTGGTTCAGCCGCCCCAAGGAACTGTAGGTCCGTCCGCAACAAGAGAACGTCCCGTCCTCATTGGCCGGGCTCACCTCATCGTCCGGAATCGCGGAGACCATGACTTCGCCGGAGGTCTCCTGCTCTTCGAGCCCGACACGCTGCGCGAACTCCACCGGGTGCGCGTTGTAGAGGTGCCGCATCCGATCGTCGCCGCCCTTGGCCCGGTAGGTTCCGCACAGCTCGCAGACCATCGGATCGGTCGCGATCGCGTCGGACATGTGCTTCTTCCACGCCGCGGTCGCCGTCTCCCTGTCGGAAGGAGCGTCCTTGACCTCGCCCGTCTTCGTCTGCCACTTGTGGCGAACGTCGGACAGGTCCTCCAGCGTGATCGGCTGGCCACCGATGTTCATCAGCTGCCGATTCTGAATGACGGCGTAGTTGCCCAGCCGCACATACGGCCAGTCCAGCCGCCAGTTGCCGACCAGCTTCGTCTCGTCCATCAGCTCCGCGTCGGGCCGCGTGTTCCACGTCAGCTTGCTCTTGCGGCCCCGCTTGTACTCGTCCTGATAGACGCGGCGCATCATCGCTTCGAGCGCCGTTACTTCCATCTTCACGTCGTCCACGCCCGGCTTGCCAGTCACCGCCTTGAGCGACTGGCCAAGCCGACCGTCCGCGATCTTCACTCCCAAGAAATCCATCAGAGCGCCACTCCCTCATTGACTCCGAGCACCCGGATGGTCGCCAGAGCGAGCTGGACCGTGATGGCTCCAGCACCGGATGTCGTCGTAACCAGCACCGACCACTTGTCTCCGACCGCATCGCCGGCCGCGAAGGTGTAGGCGGTGAAGGGCGCGTAGAACATCTGCGTGGCGTCGGCGGCGATGAACGGGACCGTGACAGTCCCGCCTGTCGCGGCCGAGACGCCGTTCTTGCGCAGCGTCAGGACGACGTTGTTGACGGTGATCGTCGTGACAACGGTCCAGAGAACTCCAACCGGTCGCCAAACGTCCGCGGTCGAATAGCCGGCGGAGAGTTTCGCGGTGGTCTGCAACGTGGGCACCAACGCCGAAGGGGCCGGGACCTTGATCGTCTCGTTGCCGGCGCTGGTCGTCAGCGAGGCGCTGACAGGCCCGTACCAAAAGTAGCCGTTGAACTGGTCCTGAGCGCCCATCTGGGTCTCTCCTTTTTTGTTTCGTCTTTTCGATCAGAGCGAGTCGGCCCGAACCTGATGCTCTTCGCCGCCATCCGTGTCGAAGCGCCACACCAGAGCGAATCCACCCTGATAGAAGCTCGCCTCGCGCCGGTCGCGGCCGAAGTCCACCGGGATGCCGTAGCGAAGATGCGGCGCCTGCGCGACCGCCTCGACCACGTTGTCCGCGCCGACGTAGTCGCCCTGCGCGAAGCCCGCGGTGTTGGTCCCTGCCGGCGAAGCCAGCGCGTTGTTCTCTTCCACGAAACGAACGCCGGCGTACCGGCCGATCTCAGAGCGGAACATCCGGTCCGGCTGCGCGTACTTGGAGACCTCCACGAACTCGGACGAATCCTTGATGCCGCGGGCATGGTCCGTGTGCGCGATGCACATGTAGTCGCCGTCCACCAGCGGCGGGATAGCGTTGGTCCGCATGAAGTCGGAGATGTCGCGGACGTGAGGAACGCCCATCGCCGCGCCGGCCGTCGCGCCCGCCGTGCCGCCCGTGGCGAAGGTCCCGGTCGAAGACGTGAGCGGCGTGTAGACCACGCGACCCAAGGAATAGGCCGCAAACGCGACCTTGTCCAGACCCTCGATCTGGTCCTGACGCAGCACCATCGCGACCATCTGGCCGATGGGGAACTGCGAGTAGGTGTCCAGCTTCTCTGTCCACGAGACGCTGTTGGCGAACTCGCCCGTGACCACCTGCGTCTGGACGATCGGGAAGTTGGACTCCGGAACCGGGTCCGACTCTCCGATGCCCGCCGTGTTGAGCGGCGTGCCCATGCGCCCGATCTTGTCGATCAGGAGCCGGTCCGACCGATGCTTCCCGTAACTCGTCAGGCCCAGAGCTGACTGGTGGAAGAACGTCGTCTTCGTCGCGCGCTGCCGAAGCGTGTAGTCGATCGAGGCTGATGCGGAGAAACCGCCGAAGCTGTTGACGCCCCAGACTTGAGACATAACCTCTCCTTGTTAGGCGGCTCCCCGCCGAGCCATGCGTTCTTTTCGTTCTGATGTCTCGCCCTGCACTTGGCGGATCTCCGAGAATTCCACCGGGACGCCCATCTTTTCCAAGTAGCCGTTCTTCATGTCCGAGTAGGCGAACAGCATCTCTTCCTCGGGAAGCTCTTCCTCGTGAAGCGTGTCGTCGGCCGCCTTGCCGTACAGCTTCTCGTAGAGAGACTTGCCAGCCGGCTTGGCCGGCGCCGCGAGAGGAACGCCGCCGCCATCCGCGCGAGAGACGCCTTCGAGGGTCGGGGCGTCGGACCCCGGCGCCTTTTCCTTGCGGTAGATCGCGACCGCGTCCCGAACCAAGGCGGGTCCGTCCAGATCAATGCCGCGGCCCTGCGCCCGGAACTGGGCCTTCGCCAGCGCAGCCGCAAAGCCTTCCTGATCCTGCTCGATATCCGGGTTGGCGGCCCGCAGGTTGTTGATCGCCATCTCGTTCTTTGTGGCTTCCAGCTTCTGATCGAACTCCTGCCGGGCTGCGGCGAATGCCCGGCCGGCTTCCTGCTGCGCCCGGCCGCGCAAGCCCGCATCGAGCAGGCGCGCATTCTCTTCGGGCTGGAGCGTCAGGCCCTTCTCTGCGAAGACGGCCAGAGGGTCCGGGCCAGCCGGGCGCGGAGGACCATTCATGCCGGGCCCGAAACGGGCCCGCATCTGCAGCTCGCGATTCTGCTCGGCCAGAAACCGGGCCGCGGTCTCCGCCTGCGCCGCGCGCATGTCGGCCTCGCTGAACGTCCGCTCCGCCGGCGCGGCGGGCTTGGCAGGGTCGCTAAGAAGGTTCGGCAAGCCGCTGCTCCTTTTCTAGAATGCGCTGCCCGGCCTCTTTCAGCGCCTGAGCATCCCGCGCAGACTCCAGCCTCGCCTCATGCTCCGTCAGCTCTTTGAGCCGATGCGCCGCGGCGTAGTAGCCGCGCACGAAGTCTGAATTCAGCGCCTCGTTGGTCATGTTCTGGTCGGCCTGCTCGTGCAATTCCTCGCAGGCGGACATCACCCACTTCGGGGTCCCGACCGGATATTTACTCTCCATTGTCGGTGTAGTCCCCAACGTCGGGCACGTTGTCGTCTTCCGCGTCCTGAGAGGCGGCCTTGTTGCCGAACTGGACGCTCTTGTACGCCGAGACTCGCGAATTCTCGTTCTTCTCTTGGAATGTGCCGAATCGTCCGGTGCGCATCGCGCCAGTGACCTCTTTCTTGTTGTCGAGGTTGTCCGCGAGCGCACGCGATGGAATCTCCGCAGGAAGATCGTCCGGGTCGCAGGAAGTGAATCCGCGGACGCAGGCGTCCTTGGAAGCGTCCGGATCGAATCCGGACATCTACTTTCCCTGCCCCTTCACCGCGGGCCCGAGGTCCGGCGTCTCGCTGTCCCATACCTTCGCCTGCAGCTTGTAGGCGGAGGCGCTGGTCCCGTCGTTGCCCATGCTCCACGCACCGTTGGAGCCGGTCGAGCCGATGTCGTCGTTGGACGTTGCCGGCTTGAACTTCGAGTAGTCCACCTTGGTAAACCCGACCATGCCCAGCTCGCCAGTGGACGGCGAATTGTCGGTGTTGGAGTCGGGAGCGTTGGAGTCTTTACGCGCGGTCGGGAGCGACATCGCTGCCTCCTGTCAGTTTTTCAGATGTTCTCGGCATCAGGGTACGCTTTTCTGTCACCGTTGCAAGCAGTTTTCGTCAGTCCTCGGGGTTTTCTACCGGGGAAGGGTTCATCGGCACGAAGACGTGCGAGGGTTTCACGTGCGTCCCGGCAGGGACCATGACCCCCACGTCAGCCACCATATCGTCCATTTTCAGCCCGGCAGCGGGCGTCCGGTCGAATTTCACGATCGCGCCGACGTAGGGAACGATCCACGGCTTGAACCGGCTGCCCTTGGTTCGGAAGATCAGCGGCACCCCCATCTTCCGGGCGCCCAGACCGCGGTACTGGTTGGCGATTTCCACCCCCAGCCAGCGGTAGAAATTGTCCACCCCGGTGTCGTCGGGCTTGATTTTCGTGGCGTTGGCGATCCGCTTATTCGATGGGGGCGGCCGATCCGTCCGAATGCAGACGGCGAAATGCAGCTCCGGCGGCCCTTGCACGTGGGCGTCGATGTTGTGGTCGATCTCGCAAACGGACGGGATGAACTTCTCGAAGGCCCACGTCTCGATCTGATCGACCAGCTGGAGAGCCTTTAAGAACTTCGGCCGCACCCAGTTGGGCGTCTCCGGGTTCTCTTCGGGCAGATCGTCGTACCGCGGCGGGGGCGGAGCGTCCAGCCCCAGCTCGGCGGCCAGCTCGGCGGCGCGTTGCGGCGTCATTTCCGCTTCTTGACCGCCGCACGCGAAACCCGCGAGGTGCGGGCGCGGGTCGGTGCGGGCGGCGCGGCGTCGGGTTCAAGGGTGGCCGGCGTCGTCGGGACCGCCTGCGTTTGGCAGGCCGAATAGGAGCACTCGTCCTCGATCAAGATCCAGTGCGGCGCCTTCTCCAGATCGAGGCTGTGGCTCTCATCCGTGTGCGCGTCGGTCGCGTCTACCGCCCCGACCAAACGGATGCGGTCCAAAGCCTCCGCAACGCTATCGGCAAGCACCACCGCCCGAATCGGGGCTCCGCTGTGCAGCCTCTTGATCCCCCAGACCTTGTAGACCTTGATCATGAGATCACCCCCAAATGATGGCACTTGACACGTGTGATATGATGATAATCAGGAGGTAGGCCATGAACGGAAACACGGATCAACCCTCGGGTCAGATGCCGGATCATTACGATCGCTCCCTCGGCTCTCTTCACGATCTGCCGGACGTTATCAGGACCAGCCCTTCCATCACTCAGACGATCCCGCTGATGGGCGTCGGGGGAGCTAGGACCTTCATCGTCCGGACGTTCCGCCAGAGCGAGAGGGGAGACACGATCTTCTTGGAAATGACCGGCGCCGGAGAGCACGTGAGACTGGTGATCCCGCCGCAGGTCGCCAACGTGATCGCGAGACAGCGGGACGCGCTCACGGCGAAGTCGCGGAGCAGGCACGGCAAGGAGGTCGCCCAGAGCCTGAAGGAGCGAGGGATCAAGCCGGGCTTCATGCTGAAGAAGAAGGAGGCGGGGCGATGAGCCCCGCCCTTCATTTCGTCTACGACGACGGCGGCCGGAAGGCCGCCGGCTTCAAGGGCACCACTGGAGACTGCGTGTGTCGAGCCATCGCGATCGCTACGCAGCGTCCCTACACCGAGGTCTACAACGAGCTGAACGAAGTGTCGAAAAAGGAGCGCGTGCCGCGTCGGGCACGTTCCCGGTCCTCCGCCCGGACCGGGATGCACAAGAAGACGACGCGAGCCTATCTGACCGAACTCGGGTGGAAGTGGACCCCGACCATGTTCATCGGCCAAGGAACGAAGGTCCACCTGAAGGCCGGCGAGCTGCCCAACAAACCGCTGATCGTCCAGCTCTCGAAGCACATGGTCGCCGTGATCTACGGCGCGATCCACGATCTCAGCAACCCGTCGCGCGGCGGTACCCGCTGCGTCTACGGCTACTGGAGCAAACCATGAAGACGTTCCTGATTCGAGGGATCGACCCCGACCTCTGGGCGAAGGTGAAGGTGCGGGCGGCGCGAGACCGACAGACCATCCGGGCGGTGGTCCTGCGGCTGCTCCGTCTCTACGTGGCCGGGCGGGTCTGATCATCCCTGCGGCGGTCGGCGGGCCTGCGCTGCCAGAGCCTGCCGGCCGTTGTGGGGGTTCTGCCCGGCCATCTGTTGACCGGGCATTCCGGGCACGCCCTCCTGCCCCGGCTGCGGTGCGCCGCCCGGTGCTTCGCCCTGCGGCTGCGGGTTCTGGATCTGGTTCAACATCGCGGTCTGCTGCGCCTGCAGCATCGCGTCGGCCTCCGGAAGCACCGCCTCCTGACCGAACTCGAACGCCTGCAGGATCTGCCGCAGCTCCCACCGCTTATCCAAGAGCATCGCCAGAGATTGATCGTTCTGGATCATGGCCAAGAAGGACTGGAGGCTGGAGAGCAGGTTCTGCCGCGTGACCTCGCGCGTGACGCCGTTGACCTCGAACTCCGTATCCAGCCGCATCGCGTTCCACCGCTCCGCGGCGCTCATGTTGGAGAGCGACGACACCGCCTGCTGATCCTCGGGCGAATCCGACAAGAGATCCATCAGCCCCGGATCGTTGAAGTCCTCCTCGAACTGCATCGTGAGCTGGTAGATCCGATTGACCAGCGGGGTCAGCGCCGTCTTCTCGATGTACTGCGCGGCGTCGTTGAAATTCTGCTGCGCTGCGGAGGTCCGCGCCTGAACCTCTTCCTTCGTCTTCCGGTTGGTGGTCAGCGTCTGGCCGGAGGCGAACTCGTTGTTCTGGGCGAACATCTGGAAAGCCGTCTGGAGAAGCTGGTACGCCTGCAGCTCCCACTCGTTCGGGGGCTCGAAGCCCTCGACGCGGCGGAAGATCTGCCGATCAGGCCCGCCCTTCTTCCTCCAGATCTTCCCCGGCACGATCCGCGGGTGGTCCCCCATGATCTCTTCGGGGTTGCGCATCGCGGTGTCGTCCGCCTCCAGCATCGAGACGGAGAGATGGATCTTGTCGATGATGGCCTGCAGCACCCGGTCCATCTCCGCCTGCAGCTTGACCGTCTGGCCAAGCAGGCCGTAGCCGTAGAGCTGGTGGGGCAGCACCTTCGCCCGGATGAAGATGTAGGGGTTGGAGCGGTGGTAGAAGGGGTTCCTCTGGGGCATCCGCACGCACCACTGCTTGTTCACGAAGGTCGCGAAGACGTTGGTGTAGAGCGTGACGCCGTTGGCCGGATCGACCAGATCACCCCAGAACTCGTACACGTCCACGGTCTGATCCCCGACCGCGTTGTAGACCTCGTTGCGAATGATCGCCGCCTGCGTATCCAGCCGCTGATCGCGCGCGCCCGCGGTACACATCCGCACAACGTCGGGGTCGTAGATCGCCTTGCGCAAGATCGTCTTGCCGTCGCTGGCGTACTGATCCTTCGCCATCGCCCACACGTCGGAGAGCGAGCGGCGGATGCGCTGGATCACCCAGCGATTCAAGCCCGAGGGATCGAGCCAGAAGTCGGTCGGGACCAGAGACTCCAGCCGAAGCCTCTTGGCTTCCACCCTCTTGTCCACGAAGTCCCACCGGCCGCCCATGTCGATCTTCGTCCCCAGAAGATCCGCCGAAGGATTCGGCGTCCACTCGGTATCCGTGACGGTATCGACCTCGGACGCGATGTGGATCTTGATGATCCCGTTGCCGCAGATCATCGCGTCCTTGACCGCCTGATTCACGGGATCTTCGGCCATCGCCTTGTCGAATTGCCAGAGGACGATCTTCTTGGCCCGCTCGGCCCGGCGATCCGTCATGCGCGAGCGCGAGCGCGTAGAGAACCAGTCCTCGGAATTGAACATGACCGAGCAGATGCGCGAGGCTGCCAGATCGACCGCCTGCGCCGACATCGGCACATGCACCTGAGACTGCCACGGCGCCTTGCCGGAGTCTTCCGTCATGCCGTGGTACTGCTGGTAGTTGGGAATCCACAACGCCTCGACCGGGACGCGGTAGCGGTCCGCGAGCTGGAAGTTGCTCTGGAAGATCGCCGTGATGTTCTCGCGCCGCCGCGCGCCGGCCAGATCGCCCGGCTGGTCGAAGGTGGCGCCTTGCCCGCGTTCGGGCATCGCGCGCGGGCCGCGGACCGAAACGTCTTGCGGGGTGTCGGTGGAGAATCTCTCGGGCTGGGCCATCGGTTCAGCCTCTCTTCACGCGGGCGATCGCCTGCTCTCGCGTCAGGCGCATCAGCCGGTAGGTCCCGCCGCCTTGCTCCGTCACCTGATAGTGCGGATAGAGCGCGGAGGACATGACGGAGAAGGGATCGGGGTGGCAGTCGGAGCAGAAGAAGCGCGCGGTCATAAGCGTGTTGCCCTGCTTGGCGTAGGGCAGCATGTCCAAGATCTGCGCGCCCGCGGAAGGTTTCGGGCAGCTGTAGCAGAGAGGAATCCTCTCCGCCGGCGTTCGGATGCCGGACAGTTCCGAGAAGTGCTCGGGCTTGGTCTCGCGCGAGATGGGCTCTACCATTTGCCGATCGCCCCTACTCTACGCCCGGAACCGTAGCCCGTATAGCTTTCCTGCATCCCGTCCTCGACCACCTGCTGCGCGATGTAGCGCAGGCAGTCGGAGGTCGCCGCGTAATGGCCGCCCTTCTGGGGTGGCGCGTTCAACTTGTCTTCAGGGTAGGAATAGGAGCCCTTGAGCGCCGAGGTCGTGGTGGTGCAGCTGATGTCCACGGCGAACCGCGGCACGAGGCCGCCGCGCTCCTTGACCGTCTTGGTCATGAGCGAGCGCACGACGTTCAAGCCCGACTCGATGGACGCCTTGCGGGTGTAGACGGCGGTGCCGAGACGTTCTTCGAGGATTTCGAGGTCGCGCATGGACGAGGTGGACTGGACCGCTTCACCGGCCGCATCGGCGTAGTCCACGTAGAACTCGGGCGCACGCCGCGGGAACTCGTTTGCCTGAAGAGCCAGCGCCAGATCCACGAGCCCATCGGTCGAGACGTTCTTGGGGCATAGCTCGCGAAGCACCAACAGACGGCCAGACCGAGTCCACTGGCACCAGAGGACGGCAGGGGCGCGGTATCCGAAGTCCCACCCCCGCATGATCCGCAGACTCGGGTCTTCAGCGATCTCAGCCACGTGCTTGACGGGATCGAACGAATCTCCATAGACGGCTCTCCCTTCTACTTCGATTCCGATCTCGCCCTTGATGAACACGTCGATCCACGCCGGGTTGTCCTTGTTCTGCTCGATCTGGCTCTCGATATAGCCCTCGGGAAGATGCTCGGTGTTGTCCGCGGACCGGCTCTTGATGTAGACCCAGTCAGGGTTCTCTGCGTGCGGCCGCTGCAGCGCGGGCGCGTCCACGTCCCACGCCTTCTTGATGAAATCTTCCACGATCCAGTGGCCGCGGGACACACCGCGCGCGTCGAAGAGCCCGCGGTAATACGGCTGCCCGTTGACCTGCCCGGCCGGGTGGCGCAGACGAGCATTCAGCGTCTTGAAGATCGAGCCCGTGACCTCCTGCGCCTCCTGCACGAAGTAGTGGGTGATCTCCATCGAGCCGATGCGCTCGGGGTTGTCCGAGGGGATCACGTGCGCCTCGTGCCCGTTGGGGAAGAGGAAGAGGTTGTCGGTGGCCACCCACTTCGCATGGCCGCCGGGCAGCAACAGCCGCTTCAAATCCGCCAGCACCGACAGCTCGACGCGCCCCTGAGCCGATTTCCGGGTAGCGACCGATCTCCCACCGGGGAACCGATGGCACAATTCGATGAATTCCTGCTCGCAGGCGGTCGATTTCCCGCCTCCCAGAGCCCCGATATAGCCCTTCACGAGCCACCCGGAGACGGCTGGAATCTGGTGAAAAAGCTGCTGCCGGGCCGTGGGGACGTAGGTCTCGTACGGGCCCATCGCCCCCCGGAACTTCACGGCAACTTCTCGATCGGAGGCAGCGCCGGGATCTCCCGCGGAGGCTGCACGGGCGCCTCACGGGGCGCCGGCGGATCCTCGACGGTCCGGAAACCCGCGTCGATCATGGACGCCTGCGTGGAAAACCGCCCTCGTTTGTCACTCTCCGGAGCAATTTTCGTCACACTCACCGTCTCTTCGGCGGCAATCCGGCGCGGCATGATCTGCGGCTCGGGAAGAAGGTCGCGTCGTATGGGGCCCGGCAAGGCGTTGGGCCGGTCGGGTGGTGGCGGCAGGCCCAGATGCGAGATGAAATTGCCGCCGAAGGACAGGTTGACCAGCGGCCCGGTGGACTTGGGCAGCACGATGTCCAAGATCTTCGCCGCGGCGCTGTACTTGGCGCGTTCATCCCGCCCGTTCTTGGCCAGCGCCTTGAGCGTTCGCACAGCGAGGCGCGCGCCTTGCAACGTCTCTTCCTCGGCTTCGAGCGCGATTTCTTCCCGAATCTGAGCGAGGTACTGGCGACGAGCCTCCAGCTGCTCCTTGGTCATGGGGATACGGCGATGCTTGTTCGGCTTGGACGGATCAGCCGTCGTGGCAACGCTTTCCGCTTGCTGGTTCTCGGCCATCGGGTTTACATTCGAGTCTAACAGAAAGGGAGGAAAACCGATGGCCATCGACACCGCGAGGAAATTCTTCTTCGCCATCAACGAAGCAACCCGCATCGAGGGGATCGCGGACCCATCCGAGGACGCGATCGAATTCTTGGAGATCATGTCGGAGAACATCTTCCGGGCGCTGGACACGTCCGGCGCGACCGGCCGGCAGCGAGACAACATGATCTTCTGGGAGGGGATGCTGAAGGGCGTCCAGCTGCGACTCTCCAAGGATCGGATGAAGGAAGTGCAACAGAATGCGGAAATCAGCCGCATCCTGCAGGCGCCGACCACAACGAACCACTGATGGAGGTGGCCCACGAAAATAGAAATTCACAACCACAACCACTTCGACCACGAAATTCGGGAGATTTTAATTCGGATCTTAAAAGGACAGGAGAAAATCATGGCAGATGTCACCGCCATCAAGGCTCAGGTCGCGGCTCTCCAAGCTCAGGCCACGGCACTCGATACCGCCATCACCGAGGGGAAGGCCGCCCTAGAAGCAGAAATTCAGCGCGTCGAGGCGCTGATCGCCGCCGGCTCCGTCTCTCCCGCGGATCTTCAGGAAATCGCTGACGGCTTGACCGCCGCCTCTACGACGCTCGCTCAGGGTCAGACCGACGCCGCGGCGATCAAGACCGAGGCGGACGCCGAGCGCCCGTAGCCTGTGACGAATCCGTTCGCGAATCTGCACCCCTCGTTTCTGTGTCCCGGTCGGTATCCCCGTGCTGCCCATGAGCACGGGGAGCTGACCGATCATCGGCAGGTGGATCGCTTCTGCACCGCGTGCCTGACGTTCCCCAACCCCAACGCCACGAACTCGGCCAAGGTCGGGGACGGCGTCAGCGTTCAGATCCCGACCACCGCGTCGCTCTCGCTCATCTGTCCGGAGCACGGGCCGCAGCAAAGCGCATCGCGCGCGCAGCTGCTCTGTCCGTCCTGCATGGACCAGATGGTCGAAGACAACCACGCAACCGCGGAAGAAGAAGCCAACGACAGGGAGGAGGAAGACGAATGCCCATCCTTGATAACGCATCGGATGATTTCGCCCCCCGGCTCGGCCTACCCCCCGAGAGAATCGCGACCGCTCTCGAACGCATCGCCTCTGCCCTTGAACGCGCCAACGAACTTGCCGAGCCCGCCCACGAGATCAACGCCTTCAACGTCAAGCAGCTCCGAGCCGCAGCCGGTGGAGGGATCGTCCCCGGAACCCTCATCCCCGGACCGGGTAACGGAGGAGGTCGCCGTCACTAAGGAGGAACCATGCTCCAGCTCTTGATCTGGCTCGTCGTCTTCGGATTCATTCTCTGGCTCGTCAGCCTGATCCCGATGGACCCCACCGTGAAGAAGATCGTCTTCGGGGTCGCGATTCTGATCCTCGTGCTCTTCCTGCTTCAGAGCTTCGGCGTGCTCGCGCTGCCGACACCGCATCCCGTCTTACGTTAGAGGAAAAGGGCGGGGGCGTTGCAGCGCCCCCTGTTCGGTGAGGATCAAGCCATTTGGCGCGAAGGCGCCGGGAAGGTGGGTCCGACCCTAAGCGATATCCCCAAAATAGAAGTCGTAGGAGATCGTGTCTCCGGCCGCCGTCCCGATGATCCGAAACGCCGCGATCAGCGCCTCGCCTCGAATCGGGATCGTCACCGGCTGGGTAGCGGTCGGCGCCGGGCCCAAGAGCCCCACCGCCGCGGTCGGCGCCGTGGTCGAATAGGAATAGCGAAAGGTCGCCGCCCCCTCCACCGAAATCACAACGGTCAGGATGCCCGCCTTGGGCGTGCGCTGCGCCGTGGTCGGAACCACGATGGATTGGACCGTGTCGATCACGACCGCGCGCCCGCCGGGAAACGCGCAGGGCTTGGCGCCTACCTCTTCGGTGGGTGTCATTGACTTGCTCCTATCGTAGCACGGCTAGACGATCGTCCACTCGTACCAGTTGTCGTACGCAGCCACCGCCCCGTTGTCGATGTAGACCACGTAGAACTCGCCGGGGTTGACCGTGTAATTCACCGTCCGCACGTCCGTCGTCGTCGAGGACATGAACGCCGGCACCGGATCAATCGTCGTGAAAAACGGACCAGCCATCGAACCCGTCCCGGCCAGCGTCGGCCGCATCTTCACCAAGATGCTGCTCGTCGTCCCCGTCGTATGGAGACCGCAGATCCCGTAGATCGCCCCGGCCTGATTGTTGTAGTACGCCACCTGATTGTTGTTGACCAACCGGATCAACAGCCCCGGCCCGATGCTCGCTGAGCGCGTCACCACAAACCCGTTCAACGTGTACTCGTGCCAATGCAGCAACGTCGCCGTCGTCGCCGTCACTTGGTAGTAATGCCCCGCCAACACGGGTACCATCGCCGTCATGTTCAGCCCGCCGGAGGTCTTGCTCGACCACACCTGCGTTGCCGGCGTCGGAGACGCGTCCGTCAAAAACTGCGCCGTCCCAGCCGTCCCAAACTGCACCGCCACCCACAACGCCGACCCCGTCAGATTCTGGTACACCGTCGAAAGCGCCTTGCTCCCCACGATGTCCCCGGAATCCGTGATCGAACCCTTCGTCAACGTCAGCTCGATCCAGTTGGAAACCGTCGCAATCCCGGCCGAAGGCACTCGGTAGAAATCCCCAGCCTTCACCCAGAACTCAAGGTACATCCCGTTCGCATTGGGCGCCGACACCGACGAGACCACCGTCGTCGGAGGCGTGCTCCCATCACTCAACGCCTGCACCGTCGTCGTCCCCGTCTGCGTATAACTGACGAACACCAGCATGTCCTTGCCAGACGTGTTCTGGTAGTTCGTGTTCACCACCTTCAACCCCGTCTGGTTCGACTCCACCCAAATCGGCGGCGGCAACGCACTCCCACTACTGGGAGAAGCGTTCTGGATGATGTCGAAATCGTACCCCGCTCGGCCGCCTGCCATCCTCCGCTGATTCTACCTCACCGCCGGCTCAGATGTTCCACGTGGAACGCTCGCCTCCTTCCACGCGCGCAGGGCGGCGATCAGATGCTCGACGGCCCGCGCGTTCGCCTGCTGGCTGTAGTCCAGAGTTCCCCACTCGTTGCGCATCCGCGCCAAGTCTGCCGCGGTGGTTTCGGACTCGGCGTACGCCTCCGCCGCCTCGGCCACGGCGCGGAGGGCTTGAAGTTCCTCGATGCCGACTAACGCCTGCGTGGCCGGCCCGCACGCTGAGCCGTCGCGGTCGGACGTGTGCTTATTCACTCCACCACCTCGCGGACGCGGATGGCCTTTTCGTGACAGGCGTGCGGCAGATGCCCGCGAACGAGACGCCCTTGAACGCTGGCGACACCGCAACCCGGACAGACCAGCCACTCCCTCGGAGCCCGCTGCACCACCTGCCAGTCGTCGGCGGTCAGGCCCGCGTAGTTCAGGTATCCGACCGTCCCCCCCAAGCCGTCCTTCCAAACGCTGACGGGGTCCATATTCCCGATCCTGTAGATCTGCCCCCCGATCCCCGCCGCCTTCACCGCCTCACTCAACATCATCTCGGCCCACCTCCACCATTTACTCTCCCACCAATATTCAATAATTCAAAATGAATTATTCAGAGAGAGAAAAACCTTTCGAGGCTCAAGATCCTGCTGGGGATTACTGGCGATAAATCGTCGCTGCGGCGGCGACCGACCCCCCCGCGTCAGTAGTCCCTTGTCCTCGTCTCTCCCTGCAGCCCCACTGACTCTTACAGGGACAGGTAAGGGACTCTCTTACTGGATAGCCACTAGGGGTTGTGGTATTGGCGAAAGGGGCGGATGGCGACGGCGTAACCCGTTGACCTGTCTACAGCGTCCGATAATGTGTAGAGTGTTAAATCGCGCGGGGTCGGAACTGTCCGGGCGTGCAACCGTAGGACCATTCCTCCGCCGTGTAGCAAGCCGGACGGCCGGCGAGATCGCGCGGCGAGTGAACTACTCCCAAACCTCTCCCGTTCCCGTTGTCGGTTGCCGGCTGGCTGGGCTGGTCGGCGGCTGGGATGGGCTGGGCGGGTGTCTTAGTCCTTCGCTTCGGGTGTCCGAGCCCTGCAGTCTGACCTAGCCGTCGCGCGTCTTCGTGAGGCAGTCCGGCTGATCGAGCTTGCGTGTAGGCGTCGAGATAGGCAGAGCGGTTCATTTGTTCTCTGTCTCTCTGTCCCTCTCTCAATAGTCACCTTCCATTCGTCTGTTTCAGTGAGTGAGGGAGAATGTTTTTTGCCTCTCTCTGACTCTTCGGAGCTGTGCCTTAAGCCCATCTGTGACTATAGGCGGCCGCGAGCCCTTGTCAAGAGAGCAACATCTATGCCGTTGATTATTTTACATTCCTGAACAGAATCAGCAGAGTACCTGTGGAAATCTGTGGAAGCTGTGGAAATCCCTATACTAAGTCCTTTGGATAGTAAGCGTTTCTAACAAATATGAGAAAGGTGTTGACACTGCCTGTGGGCTTATTAGATATTGTATCTAACCCTCACGGGCCAACGTGAGAGAAGGGAGGACGAACCGACGACGATCTCTTACACGGACGCGCAAGCGGCATTAAGCCAACCGGGAATAGGGCAACTCGCCACCCACCCGGACTTGCGCAAGAGTCTAAGAAGCGAATAGGCCCCTTTCTCTCTCCCTTCTGAAAAGCTTCTCCGTTTCGGGCCAACGAAATCGGAGAAGAACATGAGCGACGATATTGAGATTTTCGGGCGTGTCGGTCTCGAAGGTGCGGCGGCTGGTGCTGATAAGACGGCTGCGCGATTTGTCGAGGCAACACACGGCGGCCGCGTTACCGCGTGGCATGGTCTCGGAAAGCAACTGCAGGGCGATTCTCTTACCTTCTCGGATTTAATGTCCAATGGGATCAATTATCGGGTGGCGTTCTCGGATTCGCTTCAAGCGAACGGCCGGCCGATTGATTTCGCACGGGCGATTATTCGGGAAGACACCGGGAATCCTCTGGCGATCGTTGGCAACCGGTATGAGATCACGCAACACACGGATTTCTTCCGGGATGTTGACGTTGCTCTGGGCGGTGCGAAATTCGAAACGGCCGGCGTTCTTCGGAACGGTCGTGAGGTTTTCGCTCTGGTACAGGCTGGGCAGTTCAAGGTCAAAGGGAAGGATCTGACGGAGAACTACGTGTTCTTTCGGACTTCCTACGACGGGACCAGCCCTACCAAGGCCAAGGCGGTAAACACGCGCGTGGTCTGCAGCAATACGACGAAGATCGCGCTGCGCGAAACCGGTACCAGTTTCGATTATTCCTTCCGGCATACCAAAGCGTCCGCGGATCGGATCAAGGACGTGTTGGCGTCGGTCGGAACGGCCCAGAAGGCGATCGAGGCGTTCGCTGGTAAGGCGGAGAAGCTCGCGAACGAAGAAGCGACTCCGGACTTGGTTGGAACGATCGTCAAGGCAGCTGTGGTCAAAGCGTTTGGCGAGACCAAGTCTTCCGACACCAAACGGGCGGCCGATAAGCGGGCGGAAGACGCTAAGGGCGCCGCGCAGTACATGCTGGCGGCCCTTGGGCTTGACGAGAACAAGGACATGGGCAAATGGGGTCTCTACAACGCGGTCTCTCAGTGGACGGATCACGATCTCGCCTACAGGCAACGGGAAACGACGGGTGGCAGCAAAGCCGAAAAGCGGATGGATAGCATCCTCGACGGTCGCGGCGACGAAATCAAGCAAGCGATCTTCACGGCGATCTACCAGACCACGGACGGTCGCGAGATCGAAATCCCGGTACTCAGCCCGCGCGGTGGTCATCAGGCAGTTGGGGCGGCGCTTCTGGACTCGATCCTCAGCTAGGTGTCTAGCTAACACGGAGTCGAGCACACCAAAACATTAACCCGCTCGTATCCGGGGAAGCTTCTCAGAGGGGAGAGGGAGAGGGGAGAAAGGGACGAACGACATGGTAACGAAAGAGCAAGCCCTTACAGCGGACAGGTTCCACATCACGCTACACGGCGACTGCAAGCGGGTGATAGGGCCGCGCGGCGGAGTGAAGGAAACGATCCGGGAATGCCGGCGGTCGGGCCGTACTCAGGTCTGGAAGACTCGCCCGGAAGACTTCCGCGTTCCCGTGAAATACGGCATGTACGAATCGGGCGAGATCACTCGGGTTAACGCGGCCGGGTTTCACGTTCCGGAAGACTGTCCGATCATCAGAATCCTCGAGCCGTGGCCCGTATGAGCGGGCCACGGCCACGCTTCACCTACACATGCCCATTCTGCTACGGCGACGAACGGTTGCCGATGGTCATGCTCGTTCTGCACATGATTTTGAGGCACCGAAGCGACCGGGCGGAAATTCGGGAAATTCTTTCTGCGATCGAATAAAGGAAAGCGAGGGTACACATGAACGACACGGCCAAAAATCAGGGACTCATTTGGGCGGATGGCAAAGAAGGACCGACGACACACCTACGGCGCAAGGGTTTCGACGTGATCGTCCGGACCATGTACGACAGGGACGCGGAATTATTCGATCATCTCGGAACCTACACAGATGAACTCCGCGAAGGAGTGATCGTCCGATCGGCCGGAATCTTTTTCGAAGACTGGCCGGAAGATCAGGAGCTTCCCAAGCGTGGGCGGGAGTACCGGGGGTTTCGCCCCTACGCGGCCGGGGAAAAGCCCGGCACCCCGGATTACAAAACCTACGGGCTGCAGGACTACGCACGGGCGGAAGCGTTGAACCGCGGCGACTGGAGTTTCGTCGGGATCGTTGCCGACGTGTACAAGGCGGGAGTCAAGCTCGCTTCGTCCGGAGTCTGGGGAGTCGAGTCGGATTCCGACCAGAGCTATCTGGACGAGTGCGCAGAGGAAGAAGCCAACAACGCTGTGGAATCGGCTATCAAGGTTCTCCGGAACCTTTGCGGAGGTGAGTAATGGGCCAGTATCATTTGACGGTCAACCTCGACAAGAACGAATTCATCCACCCGCACGGACTGGGCGACGGACTCAAGCTCTGGGAGCAAGCCGCTTCCGACGACGGCGGAGTCGGGTCCGCCTTGATCGTCTTGCTCGCCGCTTCTAACGGCCGAGGCGGCGGAGATTTCGACGACGAGCCGGCCGGCGCCAAGGAGATTATCGGCCGCTGGGCGGGAGATCGTATCGCGATCGTCGGAGACTACGCGGAGCCCGGCGACCTCCCAGACGAGTACCGAGCTGAAAGTATTTACGCCCGGTGTCGCGAAGGTAATGCAGACGGGAATCCAAAATTCCGAGATATCACGGCGAAGGTTCGCGAGGTGCTGAAGCGAGAGCTGGAGATCGAATACACGGGCGAGCCCGATAGCTGGATGAGCAGGAAAGCGAAGGGCGTATGAGCGCCGCCCGAGCCCTCCGCGTCTTCCTGCTCTTCTGGCTCGCTCTGGCGCTCTGCTGGGCTCTGGGGTGTCATGAGCTGCCGTCCGAGCCCGTAAGGGCTCAGGCGGCCGCCACGGCCACGCCGGCGCCCAGCCCTACGCCGACCCCGGCCGTCTACTGGGACGGCGCGATCGCTTGCAGCTTCCAAGGCGGGCCGCCCGAGCCGTGCCCAGCCTGCACAGATGGGCAAGCAACCTGCACGTTCCCGCCCGGCTGGACGATCGTCTGCCTCGACTCGAACGGGAAGCCGTTCCCGTGCGCGATGGTACACAGATGAATCTGATGGGTATCGGCCGCCCTCGGGTCCGCGGGAGGGGTCCGGCGAGCATCACGCTGCGCCGGATACCCTCGGACCTCTGGGAGACCGTCAAGAGGCGCCAGCTGGCCGATAGCGAGAAAGTCGGCCGCTGGCTGAATCAGGAAGAAATCCTTCTGGACCTCATCCGGCAATACGCCGAGGCCGTTACCTATTTCGGCAAGAAGCACATCCGCCAGCCCTCGCCGGCGCTACCGCCGCCCCTTCCAACGCCCAAAGAGAAGCCCCGCAAGCGGTAGCCCGGCGTAGGCGCCGGCCCCTCCTCCACATCCTCCCCCAGAGCCACCCGCGGGCCTAGGGCTCGGCGTCCTCAACGGGATGCCGGCCGGAGCTGGAGCTGGCGGCACCGGTGTTGTCGTTACACAGATGTACACCGGTGTCCCGGACGGGGCCGGCGTTGCGGTCGAGACGGAAGACGGCGCTAAAGTAGGGGTCGGTGTCGAAGTAGTGAGCGGGGATCTGGTGGGAGACGGGCTCACACAGAACGGCGGGAAGCAGAAAGGCGTAGGCGTCCGCGTTGCAGTTGGGGGTGTGGAAGTCGGGACCGCCGTAAACATGGGTGTGGCAGTCGAGGTTGCAACAGATGTAGTCCTCGCCGTAGGCGTGCTTGTCGGCGGCAAAGGGGTTGCAGTTGCGCATATGTACTCCTTGACGATCGGGAAGCGAAGCGGGCCGCCGAAGCTGTCCGACTCTCCCATGTAGGCCAGATCAGTAGCACGGAAGGCTTGGAAGCCCAAGGCCACGTCGCATTGACTGGTGGTGTTGCCGGGAAGAACGCCGCAGAGCGCGTAGGCGCCGATCGCGCACGTGCTCTCGACGTAGATCGAGCTGTTCATGTGAATCCAGACAAGGGTTCCGCTCTGAACCGGGCCGTTCGCGTCGATGCACGAGACGCCCCCGGTGTCGGTCGAGTTTACGAAGACGCCCAGACCGTTCGGTCCGCAGAGCGCGATCGACTGCTGGCCCGTCGTGACGTTGAGCACGGTCCGAAAATCCCGTGTCGTGTAGACATCCGCACGGCTAGTCGAACAAAAGCTCAAGAGAAGAGGAATCAGGAGAAACAGGGTTTTTCGGCTCATCTCGCTCCTTTTCGACGCGCTGGGATGGCGCAGGAAGCCCGATCGGCACGCGGGACATAGCAGGGATAGGGGGTGACACGGGCGCCGAGACCATCGTGGCGAAATCGCAGCGGCCGTCGTCGCATCCGTAGAAAACCCAGCTCTGAAATTTCTCCCCGATCGGCCGCATCGGCTTGTGGCAGATCCTGCACGCCGGCGCTTTCGGGATGGGCATTAGAGGGGTCAGCATCCGATTCCGTAGATGTAGTTGGCGAGCCGGAAGTTTCGTTCCTTCTCTCGTTGCAGCTCCGGGAGATTGGCCAGCTCGGCGTTGAGTCGCTGTCGCTCCGCTTCGATCTCTCGCGGCGTTCTCGTCCCGATCTTGGCAAGAGCCGCAACCTGAAATCCTCCCGGAACCCGCTTCCAGAATCCGGATCGAATCAGGTTGTTGACCATCCCGCATGAAGCCCCGACCAAGTTATCCAGCTGGCGACTCATCTCTGCTGCCTTGGCCCAAGGAATGAATCCCATGTCGTTCTCCCCCGCGGCGGTAGGCTTCCGCCGTCTCGAAGTCCGCAACCCAGAGACCGGCCTTGATCTGCTGCGGCGTATACCGGAGCACCATCCAGCCGGCGAGCGCGGCAAGGTTGTACTTCTCAGCATCCTTGAGGAATCCTGAGCCGCGGGAGTGCCTACCCATAATCCATATGCCGCCCTCCTGTTCGATCGCGATCTGGAGATCTGGCCATGCGTAGTCGAAGCAGAAACGGCGAGACGAGAGAAACTTGTATTCGCAGGCGGGCTGGGGGATTCCGTAAGAGGCGCAGGCGCGCACGAACTCCAGCTGGCGCAGCGCCTGCTTGGCCTTACGATCCTCCCTCGATTTCATCGGGGAACGCGAGGCGGTAGAGGAAGAGACTGCCGGCGCCGTTGACGCCCATCCCGATGCGCATCCGCTGAACATCTCGGCCGCCGAACTTGGGCTTGCGCAGATCTCTGAGGCGGGCTGACGCGCTTTGCGTCGTGCATCCGACGTGCTTCGCGATGGTTTCGAGCGAGCGCCATCCGCCGTCACTCATCAACCCCCGTACCTTGTCCAGCTGGCCTTGGAGACGTGGAACGTCCGACTCTAGCACGTCCGGGCCGCCGAATGGCGGCGCATCGTAACGGGTTTCCATCATGCCCCCCACGTCAGGCGCTCGGCCACGCTCATCTTGTCGGCGTAGCCCAAGGCGCCGCAGTTGTTGCATTTGTAACTGGCCGAGCCACGCCGGGTTAGGTCGAGACTCTTGCAGCTGGGGCAGACGCGCATCCCGCAGAAATGCTCATGCCGCCATGCCTTGCGGCCGCACTTCCTGCACGGACCCTTAAGCTCGCACTTGTCCTTGGAGCTGTGGCCGCGCGGCACCGTCATGGCGCACCCAATGCGTAGAGCGTGACGAGCGCGATCAGGATCAGGAACCCTACGCAGACGGCGAAGGATATGCGCGCGAACCGGCTCACCCTTCCTCCCCGACCTCGCGCGCCGCGTCACTCGCCAAACTCATCTGCGCAACGGTTGGGAACGGCGCCGAGGTGGGGATATCCTTCAGCCGATCCTTCAGCTCCGCCACGCGGCTCTCGGGCTCGGTCTGCTCCGGCACCAGATCCACGTCGATCGCGGTCGGCTCCCCGGTCTCTGCGCGATCCTCTAGCTCCAGCGCCGTCGCCAGCTCCACGCTCATCGGCAGGTACTTGACCAGCCGGCGCACCACCGTCTTGCGGTACATCTCCTCGGTATCCGTCACCCACGGACCGTCATTCGCTGCGCGGCTCCTCTTGCGGATGCCGTCCAGCTGGCGCGTCGTCATGACCTCCACCTGCGGATCGGAATCCTTCAGCCTCGCCACGGCGTAGGCGTACATCACCTTGCCCGGCTCCGCATCCGGCGTTGGCACGTGGCGCAGCCGCGGCGCCAGCCCGTACTCGAACTCGAAGATGTCTTTCTCGTGGACCACGCGAGCCTCGATCGACATGATCTGCCCGCTCCTTCTGGCCAGATCAATAAGACCACGGTAGCCGGGGATGAACTGAGCCTCCATCTTGCCGTTCTTGTTCTTGTACGGCACGAGGTACGCGGCGCCCAGCGGTCCCCCGATGTCCAGCCCCAGCTGGCTCGATGTCATGACGCCCTGAACGATCGACTCAGGCGTGCATTCGAGCAGCCTCGGCGTCCGGCTAGCAGCCACCAGCGCCAGCTTGATCATCCGCTCAGGCGTCACGTGCTTGGGGATGATCATCGCCATCGAGCCCTTGGCCCGTTCGAGCATCCCTCGCAGATTGGCCATCCGATCCTTCAGCGCCGGCAGCTGGGCCGGCTTCTCGTCGCTCATCGCAGCTCCCCTCGCTTGTAGAGTTTCTTAAGCATCCGCCAGACGGAGAGGTTCACCGTCCAGCCCTTCTCCGCCTTCGTCCAGAGCGTCTTCTGCGGCGCGTTGCCGTACCGCTCGCGGAACTCCCGGCGCAGCCGCTTGGCTCTCGTGCCCCTCATTTCGTCGTCTCCTTCCAAGCACTCAGGACGACGATGGCGTCCGCGATGCGACTACTCATAAACGGCGGTAGCTTGATTGGGAATGCCTCGATAATGTCGAGCAATTCCATCGACGCCTTGGCCACCGCGTCGAGAAGCATCAAGGCCGACTCGGAGCCGGCGCGCAACTTGTTGATCTCATCGCACATCGAATTCAGTTTCCCGCACGTGCAGCTACAGCAACCGCACACCGACGTTGGCTTCAGTCTGTCCGCTCTCGTGCCCCTCACTTGGTTCTCCGCCATTTCCGAATCGCCCGCTGCAGCTCAACCGCTTCATCCGAGTCGCAGGGGTCGGCCCGGCAGCTTCCGACATGTTCCCAGAATGCCACCGCTGCCTCCCCCACGACACCAAGGGCGGCCGTCTTCTTCGATACCGGGCGCATCTCGCAATCCAACATCAGCGAAAAGACGCGGCGATGCTCGCTGACCAGCACGTCGCCGTGCTCGATCTTGAAGTCCTTCAGCCTTGTATTTTTCAGTCTGTCCATGTCGGCCTGAACACCCTCTTGGGCGGCTGGGCAGCGACGACGTACGTCTTCTTGCCGTTGTCCATCTTCCACGTCGCCTTGAACCCGTCGCCAGCGATCCCCTGATCGTGCCCGATCGCGACCTGCAGACGCAGCTTCAGCGAATCCTCGACGCTCTCGTACTCCTCCTTGCGCAGCCGAGCAGCCTTGAGCATCCCCATCATGATCGTCTCTTCCTCGCTAGCCGGACGCAGAAGATCGTTGTGGCTGGCGAACGTCTTCCTGATCCACTCTTGGGTCCGATCCGTGTACGTGATCTCGGGCGGGATGTCCGCGAGCACATGCTTGGTCCAGAATCTCTCTACCCGTTCGAGCAAGATCGCCTCCAGCTCACGATCCCGCGGGACCACGTAGAGCCCCAGCTTCCGGTCGATCAGCGCCGCCACGTGGGCAAGATCCCAGTCCAGCGTCGAGAGCTGCCACGTGACCTGCGTCAAGTAGTACGGCGGCACCTGATCCGTACCCTCATCACCCCAGCCGCCGGCCATGCGGAATCCCACATCCTTCGCTTCTACTACGGTGGACTCGGCCGGAATCGTGGCGTCCGGGGTTGCCAGCTGCCAGTCCCGGTCCTTGTGCTGGAACGTCCTGTCGGGGAAGTTGAGCAGCTTGCCAGTCCGCGCTTCGTACCTCTTCAGGATCTCCGGCTCCAAGATCTTGCCCCATTCCGTAGCCTCGTTGCCGCGGAATGGCTCCATCTGCTCCGTCTTCTCCAGCCACACATCGTACGGGCTCGTCCACGGATTGAGCCCCACCACAGCGGCAACCTCGGAGCTGCCGATGCCGTGCTTGCGGATCTCCATATCCAAGGGTGCGCTCATCCTCGCCTCCATTCGTCGTGCTGATCTGCACAGCTGGTCGAGCAGAAGCCCGGCTGGCGCCCGTGCTTGTTGGCCACGTCGTAGCGGCCCCCGCAACCCATGCAGATGCCCCAGATACGGGTCTTCGCAGGCGCATTTAGCCTACGGTTGACCCAGCCCAAGAGATCGTCTAGAATTTTCATGTCGTTCGGTTTACCTCCCGCTTTCCGAAGCCCCGGTTTGGCCGCCGGGGCTTCACCATTTTCTACCCCTTCCGCTCAGACTCTTGTGGTCCTACCTCGAAGAATTTTCTGGGGAGCAGCATGAAGGCCGTCGTGGTCGCGCACCCCGGACACTGCAGGTCAGACGCCTTGAAGGCCAGCTCGCATCCCGGACAGATCGCCAGATCCTTCAGCGCGATTCCGCTACTCGGGAAGCCGGACTCGGTCACTTCTCCCCCTCGATTGCCAGACCCGACTTCTCCTGCGGGGCGTCCTGCGCGCTCAGGCAGTGCGTGCAAATGCCGTCCTTGATCCGGTAGGTGTATCCGCAGACCGAACATTTCTCCTGCGGGGCGGACGCGAGGGCGGCGCGAAATCTCTGAACCGCGTCGAGCCACCGATCGTTCGCGCCCTCATCGGACGAGAAGTGTTCCTGATCCATGATCTTCGCGGCCTCGACGGCGCGGATTGCCGCGTCCCGCTCCTCCTCGGCCTTGCGGAGCGCGGCGGCTTCGGCCACATGTGTTTCGGCGCAATCGCAGTCGCGACAATTCGGGCACGCCCCTTCTGCCACGCTCTCCGGCTTGTCGCTCATTTCGCTTTCTCCGTGGCGAGGGCGCGATCGATAACGTTTAGCGCCGCCTCCTTATGGCCCTTGCTGAATCGGAAGGCCGCGATCGTCTTACGAACCTCCTTCAGCGCCTCCCGGCACTCGCTGAGGTCGTACCCGGCCTTGGTGAGTGCTTTCCGCGAAGCGGACAGCGCCTCCACCGTCGCCGGATAGTTGCAGGCGGATCGGTCCACGTAGTGCTGATAGGCGGCATACCTGACTATCGAAGAACACCCGCACGATCCCGGCGCGGGGCGGTCGGGAGGGGTCGTCATGACTTCTTCTTCCGTTTGGCCGTGCGCGTGGGGAGCTTGAAGCACTCCCTTGAATTGCAGAGCGCCTCTCGCAGATGCGGAAGCACGCACACTCCGCACTTGCACATCCGCATTTCCTTCCGCTTCGCGGGCGGGCGACGGGTTGTCATGGCTTGCTGTCCACGTGCTCTACCAGCACGTCGCGCACGTAGGCAGCTAGATTCGTCTTGGCCGCCGCCGCCAGCCTCTCCAGCTGACGGACATACTTCTGCGGGATCGAGGTGCTGAGCGGGGACTTGACCAGATCCTTCGGGAGCCGCGGTTTTCGATTGAGCCTCATGG